TTGACGAGGATTTTGTTCAAATGTGCTTGATTCCATATCTTGAATATTTAAGAACATCATACTTGGAAATCGAAGAAGTTTTAAAGCAACCTGATTTAACATCTGAATTACAAGATGAATTAAAAGATAGACAATATATTATTTGGAAAGAATTAATTCGTTGGTTACCAGAATCCTGGTTACAAACAAGAACAGTAACAATGAATTACGAAAATCTTTTGGGCATGTGTTCCAAAGGACAAAGACGTTTTCATAAGCTGAAAGAATGGTCAGGCGAGGAAAATAGTTTCATTCAATTTGCTCGTCATTTGCCATATGCTCAAGAATTAATTTTTATAGACGAGATTATGCAATAGACGATATTAATTGATTTTTTCTTAAAAATTTGATATAATATAATTAGCAAATAAAGAAAGAGAGTTTTTAAAATGAGTAAAAAGCAGGATTTTATTAATTTTATTGAAGATGAGTTAATGTCTAAAATTGATACTAATGAAATTCCAGAAGGAGTTAAGGTTTATTGGGATGCTTTCAAAGGAAAGAAAGAAGAAGATAAGCCGCTTTTCACTGACACCGGTAAGATGATTCTTGGTTATATGCAGGAACATGTATCGGATATGCCAATAGCAAAAGCAAAAGATATTGGTGAAGGATTGTTTATCTCATCCAGAAAAGTTTCTGGCTCAATTCGTAAACTTGTCACAGAAGGATATGTTGAAAAAATTGGTCAGGATCCAGTTGTTTATGAACTAACAGAAAAAGGTAAAGCAGCAAATATTAATGAGTAAGTAAAAAGGAGAATTTTAAAATGAAGAATATGATTAATAGAACACATATTGAAGGATGGATTTATGATCATGACCTCGTACTGAAAGAATCTGGTCCAAATTCAAAGAATCCTGGCACTCCATTTATTAGTGGTAATCTTCAGATTGCGACTGATAATGAGCAGACCAATATTGTTCCAGTTCATTTCACTTATGTAACCGCAACAACAAGTAAGGGAAATGCAAATGCAACATTTGCAATTCTGAATGATATTATAAATGAAAAACATCATAGCATTATGAAGCACGATGCAGCATCTGCGGCCAAGGTTCGCATTGATTCTGCAATCGGACTGAACGAGTTCTATTCTGATCGTAATGGTGAAGAAGAACTTGTAAGCGTAAAGAGAAATGAGGGTGGATTTGTTCATCTTACAGTAGAAATTAGTGAGGATGAAAAAGCGCGTAATACATTTGAAACAGATATGCTGATTACAAATGTAACTCGTATGGAAGCTAATGAAGAACGTCAGATTCCAGAAAGAGTAATTGTTAGAGGAGCTATTTTTGACTTCAGAAAAGCACTTCTTCCAGTTGAGTTCACAGCTACAAATCCTAATGCTATGAATTATTTTGAAGGTCTTGGAGCATCTGCAAATGAACCTGTATTTACAAAGGTTTGGGGTCGTCAGATCTCTGAAACGATTGTCCGCACAATTACAGAAGAATCTGCTTTTGGTGAGGACAGTGTAAGAGAAGTTAGATCTTCTCGTAAAGATTTCGTTATAACTGGTGCTGCAAGAGAACCATATGTTTGGGATGATGCAGATACTATCACAGCAGCAGAGCTCAAGGAGGCAATGCAGAACCGTGAAGTATATCTTGCTGGAATTAAGCAGCGTCAGGATGAATACAAAGCCTCTCAGAATGCTGCAGCAGCAACAGCTAAGTCTGGTGCATTCAATTTCTAAAAGTCATTTTTGTTAGCGTTGTCTGGGCTTTCATGCCCAGACAATCTTTCTAGAAAGAGAGGTAATATATGGGTAATTCATTGTTAGATATTAAGCCACATCAGGTCAGTAGAGACCTTCGTGGATATTCTATATTCTTTTATGGAGCACCAAAAACTGGAAAAACTACAATCGCAAGTCAGTTTCCTGGAGCCCTCCTGTTAGCCTTTGAAAAGGGGTATAATGCAATTCCTGGTGTTATGGCTAAACCACTTAATTCTTGGGGTGAATTTAAGAAAACTTTATCAGAACTTAAAGATCCTCAAGTTAAAGAAGCTTTCCAAACAGTTATTATTGATACTGTAGATATTGCATATCAATATTGTGAAAAATATGTATGCAATAGAGAAAGCACCGCAACTCAGACCTATGAAGCTATTGGAGATATTCCATATGGTAAAGGCTATAAACTAGCACAAACTGAGTTTGATACTGCAATTAGACAGATTCTTCAAATGGATTATGGTCTAGTTCTCATTAGCCATGAAATTGATAAGGTTATGAAAACTGAAACTGGTGAGGAAATTTCTAAAATTATTCCTACAGTTGATAGTCGCGCAAAATTAGTTTGCGAAAGAACTTGCGATATTATTGGTTATGCAAGATTAATTGATGATGTAGAAACAGGAAAAAGTGAAACGTTGCTATTCCTTCGCGGAACACCAAGATTCGAAGCTGGTTCTCGTTTCAAATATACACCAGATTTTATTCATTTCACTTATGATAACTTAGTTAATGCAATTGCAGACGCAATTGATAAAGAAGCTCAATCAAGAGGTAAAGAATTTATAACTGAACAATCTTATAATAAGGAAGAATTATATGCTGATGAAAAAGAATATGATTTTCCTGAATTAATGAAGACTTTCCAAGATCTCGTTGGAGATCTCATGACTAAGGATCAGAGTGTTGCTCCAAAGATTACAAAGATTGTCGAATCTCATCTTGGAAAGGGTAAGAAGGTAAGTGATTGTACATCAGACCAGGCTGCTCAATTAGATTTAATAATCTTTGATTTAAAGAAGCT